ATCTCGTTCATCACTTTATGAACACTGGTGAAACACACATTGGCAAAGAAGATTATGACAAACTGTATCAAGTGGAACAAGCGATACGCTAAACTTGCAAAACAGATCTCTACTTGGAGTAAAGATCCAAGTCGTAAGATAGGCGCTGTTGCGGTTGGTAGTAAAGGACAAATCCTTGCTCAAGGATACAATGGCTTTCCTCGAGGAATACTTGATTCCAAAGAACGGTATGATGATCGTCCTTTGAAATATAAACTCGTAGTTCATGCTGAAATGAATGTCATATATAATGCTACATTCAATGGCGTATCTCTTGACGGTGCAGAACTATATGTGTATGGATTACCAGTTTGCTCTGAGTGCGCTAAGGGTATCATTCAGGTAGGCATTAAGAAAATATACATTGCAGTCGATGAAGATATACCTACTCAATGGATTGAATCATTTGAATTAACTAAGACAATGTTCAATGAAGCTGGTGTAGAATTTGATTGGATTCAGTTATGATAACCGAAGAAGAATTTGATGGGAGAAGACCAATGAATGCAATAGAACAAGCAATGAACGCAATCGAAAGAGCAAAGAATCTTAAGAAGTGGAAGATTGTTTTGCCTGTGCCAGAAGAGTTTGAATTTAGAGGAGTAGTCCCATTTGATATTTCTATTCGAGACGGGATTATGACTTGCGCCGTATGGGCAGTAACTCCTGAAGAAGCAAAGGTAAGAGTGTATCATTACATCAATGGATCATACGAGGAGTAAAATGAAATTAGCTATTGTTATGGGACGTGGCATCGAAGGATGTGGCGTAACGAAATTTACCGTAGAGCAAACTAAATGGCTTGCCAAGAATGGATACGACTTTGTTGTATATTCTTCTAAAGATAAGTCGTGGACTCGAAAGAACGCCCATGACGTATCTAACGTAGTCCAATTAAAATTTGCTAAGCCCGAAGAAATGCAGAAGATGATCGATGGCTGCAACGCTTCGGATGTAGTCATTATTAATAGTCTTCCTTCAGTAGGTCATCCTGAAGAATGCATAAAACAATTTAAGAGGTTCCTTGATGAAATTAAAAAGCCAGTTGTTCTTATACAACATGACCACTCTTCTCTCTCTATTAAAAGAAATGCTGCAATTGATGAGTCCATTCGAAAAGCTTCAGTTCTATTTGGCCATAGTTCTCGCAACGACTTCGCTCGGCTTGTTGAGTCTTCAACTGGTGGTGGGGCGCTAACAGGATTCTTCGACCAAGAAGATAACTCAAAGAAGATTCTTAACTTCCAACCTGGCATGGACTTTGATGCAGTAAGATCAAAGTATTGGAAACCTATCGATCAGACTAAACTTGATATGAACAAATGGATTGGCCGCACCACTTCGTGGAAAGGTTATGTACAGATGTTCAAGTTTCATAATGAATTCCTTCGTCCTAACAATTATATCACTACATTTGAAGGTATTGAAAAGTCGCCTGCTTATCTTGCATTTAGAGAACTATCTGAGTTTCATGGACACATAGCTGACGATATTAATAACATCCCTCTTGCATATAATCAACCAGCATACGTCTTTGGTCCATATATCAATGAGCAAATGCTTGAGCGCATGAGTACATCTGGTTTTGGTTATCAACTGTCAATACTTGATGAACGCTTTATCGAGCGCTCTATTGAATATACACATTGCGAAGTTGCATGCACTGGCGTAGTTCCAGTCTTCCGTAAATCTTATGGTGAACGCTGTACTCATCGTCACTTTGGTAAGAAACTAATTGATTGCGAAAACACCGGCACGGTTTGGCTTGATGATAATGACATGAAACCAGCATTTGCGTTGCTAGATAAATTAGCTAAGGATCCTGTACTTCGTAATGAATATCGAGAACAGGCGTTTGAATTTTATAAGTTGCATCAAGATGCGCAGTACACCTTCGCTGAGATGATGGATAAGATTAAAGAAAGACTATGACAATTAAACACGCATTTATCGTCCCACTTATCGGAGGACAAGCTTTGGGGCAGGCCGCAGCATTTGGTAGTCGGCCTGACTATCTTTTATCATATAGAGCTTTTGAAAACAATGATTCGCACTTGGTTAACCATTACAATGACATACCTTACATATTTCTTGATGAGGGTGGTAAGTTTCCTCACAGTGTTAATGTTGTTGGCACAACTTGTCCATGCGCTGGATTATCATCTCTCAGTGGATACGCCAACTCCGATGCCTCAGCAAACGAGTGGATGTATACAACAGCACGAGAAGTTCTTGGTAACATAAAGCCCGAAGTATTCTGGGGTGAGAATGCACCAGGATTTGCTGGTAAGCTTGGTAAACCTATTGTCGATAAGTTAAGAGTTATAGCCGAAGAGAATGGATACACAATGAGTGTGTATAGAACTAAGTCTCTACTTCATGGCGTACCTCAGATCCGTGAGCGATCTTTCTACTTCTTTTGGAGAGGTAGTCAAGTTCCAGTATTCAACTACTTTGACAAACCATTGAATAGAATTGAGAACGTATTCAATAACATTAGTCCTACCGCTACTCAGCAGGAAGTTACTGAAGTTACTAACAACAAGATTCCAAGTCAATGGGATCCTATGTATCGTTATGTGTTAGAAGAACTCGAGGGTGGCATTAGACATCAAGACTTCTACAACATAATTGAGAAGACCGATAACGCTATGGATTGGCTTGAGCGTAAAGGAAAGAAGTATGATGAGGTTGCTATATGGATGAGAAAGCAAGGATTAGATCGAGCAGCTGAGCGATGTGAACGTATATTTGCTAAACTAAATACTGGTGCTAATATTATGCGTCGTCTTACTACAGTTCCTAAGGGACACATTGGCGCTTTCGTTGGTCACTATCCAAATCTTCTTACGCATCCTACTCAAGATAGGTACATTACATATCGAGAAGCAATGAGTATTATGGGATTGCCAGAAGACTTTGAATTACTTCAACCAAACAAGTTCTTAAATCATGTATGTCAAAACGTACCGGTTGGAACTGCAACCGACATGGCTAATGAGATTAAGGCTGTTCTAGAAGGTAAGAGGGATATGTTAAACTCTAACCTTGTCTATCAGTATAATGGACAAAAAACGTATGAGATTAAAGACACCGAGCCAATACGAAGCTTGGAAGAGTTCATCTAGCAAACGCCCTTCGGGGCGTTTTTAGTTTATAAATATCTAGTACGCACATCTTTATGGAGCAATTATGGCAGGAGCAGCAGCTGAAAGACAAGAAACGGGAGTCGTTAAGGCTATCATCGACGCCGTCAAAAAGAACAAGGGTAATCCAGTTACTATAGTTGCAGGTAAGACTAAAATTACCGGTGTTACTCACGCAGCCAAATTTACTGGACGTCAACTTTCAGGTTCAGAGCCTTACACTGACGTAGTGATTACTGCTGGCAAGAAAATATATAATCTTTCATTAAAAGGCGAGTCAGCCCCTTCGCTCGCGGGTGGTGGTCTTCGCGGATTAGAGTTAGCAGTTCCAGGAATTGCTAAAAAGTTTATGATTGCTGCTCATACACACCTTATTAAAAAAGTAAAATTAAATCCGGGAGATAAAGTACCAGACGTGTTTGGTAAAATTGGTTCTACTGCAAAGATGAAAATTGTTGTTGGTAATGCGGCGATGGGTGGACCCATTGATTACATGTACATAGGTCCTATGGATGTTAAAGCTCCCTATGACGCTAAAACAAATACAGTAACGTTCAATGGTGCTCTTACCGCAGCAGACGAATATGCTAAGACTCATGAATTATACTTTAGACTACGTGCTCGTCGAGAAGATCAGCGCTTTGATCCCATAGCAAAAGACGCAAGTGGAGCTCCAAAAATTTATGGGAAGTCACCATCACGTGGAGATTCTGCTGGTCGAATAGTAGTTACGGATAAAGTATCGGGTAATGGTGAAATTGTTAACATTTGAGAAACTGTTAACTTTTGTTTAACAAAAATAACCCTGTACAATAAATCAAAACTGTGGTATAATATTCTTATATGGAAAAATTAGCTAAATTCAAAGAATACCTCAAAGAGGAAACAGAGACAGGTAGCCTATCAATCTTCGACATTGATGATACTCTGTTCCACACCACAGCAATGATAGCTGTTAAGAAAAATGGCAAGATCGTAAAGCGTCTTAGTAACAACGAATTCAATACTTACAAACTTGCACCAGGCGAGGAGTTTGACTTCGAAGAATTTCGAGATGCTCATAAGTTTTACCACGAGTCAAAACCAATTAGCAGAATGCTTGATAAAGCAAAGATCATCCTCGATCGTTCAAAAAGAAATCCCAATAGCCGAGTTGTTATCGTAACAGCACGAGCAAACTTTGATAACAAAGAACTCTTCCTTGATACATTCCGCAAGCATGGATTCGATATTGATAAAGTTCGAGTCGAACGTGCAGGTAACATCACTGGAGAAATGATCCCAGCGTTTAAAAAGGCGATCATCATACGTAACTACCTAAATACTAAAATGTTTAGTAAAGTACGACTCTTTGATGATGCAATGAGTAACCTTAAGGAATTCTTAAAACTCAAAAACGAATTTCCTAACATCAAGTTTGAAGCATACTTTGCAAATCCTGATGGTTCTATAAAGACAATAAGATAATGCTAAAGCTAAAAGAATATATTTCAGAAGAAAAGAATGTGCACATGGAGCACATTGAAGACCTCGTCTTTAATGAAGGCGTTGAAGGTACGAGAAAAGCTATTAACTTTCTTCGTGATCTAAGAGACATGCTTGGGTATATAAGACTCATAAAGACATTGATCTTGATACATCAGGAGATCTTGCAGCTAAGTTAAAGATAGCCCTTACTGAATTTAAGAAGCTCGGCATTAAGTCTGGCGTTTATCAGGGCGACCTTATGTTTACAAAGGCAGACCTGAAAAAGGAAAAGATTGATGAGATGGATTATATTACTTTTCATCCTAACACAATTGTTTACGCTGTCCCAGCAAATAGCGAACTTGCAACAAAGATACGAAGAGCAGCTATTGGAGTAGTATGGCATACTACTTACGTTGGAACTTCTTTTGAGACGATGAAGGCTTCATTCGGTAAACCTATTGCGTCTACTATGAGTCACATACCAAGTGTATGGATGGACGATGCTAACTATAAAGATTACTCTGGTACTGCAACATTTACTGCAGCAGAGACTAAAGCTGTAACAGATAAGTTATCACAACTTGGCAAGATGTTCCAAGGGATGAAGTCAGCCACTCTTAATGCAATCAGTAATGATCCTGACTTGCTTATGCTTGTTAAGACTTATAATAACTCAAAGGTACGTGAAGGAGTGCAATTAGAACCTAGAGCACACGTAAGAGGTTTGTTTGAGTGGATATATGCAAGGTTCCAAAAGGATATCGATGAGCTTAAGACTGAAAAGGCTAAAGCCGGTAAAGAAGAAAAGCGCAAGAAAATTCTAGCATTCTTTGCCAATCATCCTCAAGATGAGATCGTAAGAATATTTGAAATCTCTAATATGATCGCCGAAGTTAAAGCCATGATCATCTCTAAGATGAATCAAGCTGGACATATTAATACCTTTGTTAAGACCTCTTCGGGATTCAAAGCAACTGGAGTAGAAGGTTTTGTTGCTATTGACCACTTGAAAGGCGGAGCCGTTAAGATTGTAGACCGTATGGAATTCAGTAAGAATAACTTCTCTGCAGAAATTCTAAAAGGTTGGCAGAGATAATCAAATCATATAAATATATGGTGATGGCTAAGGCCTCTTTAATATGACGTATATTATGCGAAAGAGTGACCTGTCTAATCTAAACAAAAGGAAAACAAAATGCTTTTATTCCATGCTCGTGCAATTGCAACACTAGGCTTTCCACAGCCTGCAATCGTCACTCCAGTAACTCTAGCAGTTCCACCAGATCTGTTAAGACTAACCCGTATCGTACCACATGGCTTAGGTGCTTATGGTACTCAGTTTATCTTCTCTAATGGCGTTACAGCTAACAACCTGCTTAAGAACATTGATGGAGAAGTTAAAAAGATCGATTCTTGGCAAACTGCTATACGTGCTCAAGAGGCTCGTCAAGGTGTAACTCGTTATCGTAGAACACAATAAGTACAGTTGTTCGTCCAACTTTCCCACAGTTCCCACCACTAAGAAGTCCATATTTTGACAATCTTGGTCGTCCACTGTTTGACGCTACTGGCCGTCCTTACTTTGACCAGTATGGCCGTCCATATCCATACACACCATTCTACTACTACAGATAATAGTAGGAGTGTAGGGGTTAGCAACTGCACTTCGGTGCAGTTGCTTTTTGATCGAATGTTACGATCATATAAATAAAGAATAGTATTTACATAGATGGATATAAATGAAGAAATTCAAACAACTAGTCAAAGAACTGCCCAGTAAAAAGATTGTATTTGCCTTTGGACGTTATCAACCTCCGACAATTGGCCATGGATTACTGGTTACAGCAGTAAAGCATATTGCACAAAAGCAAGGTGCAGACCACGTCATTTACGCTTCCCGCAGTCAAGATAAAAAATCCAATCCTCTATCAGTAGATCGTAAAGTCTACTATCTTAAGCGTATGTTTCCCGGCACTAATTTTGTTGCCGCAAACGAAAAAGTACGTACATTTATTGAAGCCGTTACTGAACTCAATAAGAAATACAAGAATCTAGTGATGATTGCTGGCTCAGATCGAGTTGGCGAGTATCAAAAAATCCTCGACAAATACAATGGCAAGAACTTTCATTACGACTCTATCGAGGTAGTGTCGGCTGGTGAGCGTGATCCAGATGCAGATGGTGCATCCGGCATGTCTGGTACTAAAATGAGAGAAGCCGCAAAAAAGGGAGACTTCACTTCGTTTAAGAAGGGTCTTCCTTCGTC